TCTTTGCGTTCCCATGCTTGGCATGAGCGCAGATTGTGGCAGATAAAGTCAAACTTGGTGCAGTAGCCGCGACCGCCGCCGTCCATGTCCAGCGCATTCAGCGGGATCGCATCCATGAGCTGCATGGTTTCGGGCGTGTTGTCGAAATACTCGCAATTTGCGCACAACTGGTGACGCGCCTGCGTCTCGGACACGCCCCAGATCTTCGCCAGTTTCGACCAGAATGGCTTGTTCGCCACCATGTCTGGTGACGCTTTCTCAGGGCCGAGATTCCAGTTGGCCTTAACCTTGGCCAAGTTGATCGCGTTCTGCTTGGCCGACACAATCGACGGCGTCAGGATTTTGTCGGTTACGTCATCCATTGATCAGTCTCCATCAACCACTTTTACAGTCAAGCCCATTGCCGCGAGAGCATCAACGCCAGACATGCCCACCACAACATTTACACGATTTTGACGTGCCTGAATAGGTTCTGATGTTGTGTAGCCATCCATTGGACCAGATGCGACACGATACTCAATGCCAGCCGAATCTAGCCAGATTGGAGCCGATGTGTAATCCACATTTGGATCAACTGCGCCGCGCGCGCAGGCAATGGTTACAATGTCCATCAATATGCTCCTGTCTTTGCGTTGACCCAAGCCTCAGTGGCGGCGATCTGTGCGGATGTTGACTGTGCGCCACGGACGATCAGGCTGTAGAGATTGCCGTTGAAATGCAGCGTTCCGCCATCACGACGACCAATGTATAAGGGACCACTTCCGTAATTGCCCGTGCCTTGATCAGCGGAGGATGAACCAGCCTGTGTACCGTTGACGCGCAGTATGGTTGTGTCGGTTGAGATTTTACCTATACCAGTCAGGATAGTGGTTACTGGAGCCGCGAATGGCGCAGAACTTGCAATAGCTGATTGGGTCGCACTTCCCTTTGAGCCAAACGTAAACTCCCCAGTGGTACTGGCGGGGGCATTAAGTTGAAAAGCGCCAAGGGCCGCAGACTCCGCAACCATCTGACGCGCTGCGTTGGTCAACTTCCGAACACCAGCAAACACAGTCAAGTCTTCTGTGGCTGCTAAGTTGAGTGCGCTTGCGGACATCCAGTCATCAATGCCATCGAATGACAGATAGGGACGACCAGTGCCATCAATTTGGTAAGTTGGACACTGCAGCGATATTGACTGAGTGGCGTGGTTGCCACGTCCTGACTTGTCCAGCATTTTTCCGACAGGCTGACCCGCAGCAGTCACGGGCGTAGTCCCTGCGCTGTCCTGAAATAGCGTGGTTAGGTCAGATGGATCATACCACACGCCCTGCTCACCAGCAGCGAACAAAGGCGCGACAATAGCCTGATCAATTTTCAAAATGCCCGCAGCCTTGATTACAGACTCAGATACATCACCCATCGGCAGCTTAATGTGGTATCGATTCTGATACCAACGGTGTGTCGGGATATTTGCCTCATCGGCCATGCGTCAGACTCCAGAAATTTAGGATGGCAGGTCAGTAAAACCCACGCATCATGTTGACCAACTGCTCACGGCTCATGCCATCGCGCGGCTGCGGCGCTGACTTAATGGCCTGCTGCAGCATCATCAGCATCTGATCTGGCGTCTGAGGCGCTGGCTGTGCGTACATCGGCATCATCGGCTGCTGCATTGGCTGGCGCATCGGCTGCATCCCGCCGCCCTGCATCGGCATCGCTGGCCGCTGCCGTGGCCGCGTTGACATTGCCTGCTCCTGCCGATCTGCGTAGCCCATAGGCCGCACGCCGATGGCATTCAGCAGGCCAGACATCCGACCGCCCTCAAACGTGTTGCCAGATCGACCAGCGCCGCCGCCGTTCACCATGTCGCCGAGGCCCGTGTATCCACCAAACATCAAGCAATCCCCTTCAAATTTCGCATGATTGGCCTGTTCCACGCTGTGGACTTGCCGCCAATCGCCGTCACCGCATCACTCGCCAGTGTCAAGCAGACAGCATCCGCGATGTCGGGCGAGTGTAGGCCGCGCCGCTTCATCTCGTCCTTGCTCTCAGCCTTCATCTTGCCATTGCTGCTGAAAGAATACCTGATTGAGGTCAATTCGGCAAGCAACTGCTCATTGGCAGGCAGGCGACTGGTGCGCTCCTCCAGCATCCCGCGCATCTTGAACCACAGCTCACTGCGCAGATTGGTGTACGTGCCGCCCATCGCGGGAGCCTCGGACACGTTCACGCCGCGCACTGGCAGCCCAAGCTCACGCAGGCGGTCCACCACACCGCCGCCCATGCCGATCACGTCGACCATAATTTCAGCAGGCCGCAGCTCTGACGGCAGGCCATCGTACTGCGCCTTCACGCGGCCCACAGTCTGCATCAGGTCCAGACCCTGCCAACTGCTGACTGCCGTCCAGACCAAGCCAGTGCGCTCGGCCAGCGCCGACTTGTCCGAGCCAAAACGCGCCACGTCCAAGCCCCAGACAATCTGACCGCCCTTGGCAGGCTCAATGTCGCGCTGCATCGCAGATTCGGCCAGATGGTACGGGATGATCGTGTCGTCATCGGCCAGCGGAAACTCACCCAAGACGCGGATCCGAAACGCATTGCTGTCCTCGCCGTAGCGCAGGCGCATCTCACTGACAAACTCATCGCTGACCAAGTTGCTCTCGACGCACGACCAGCGGCGTGTCCACCACGTACCTGCCAGCCGCGTCTGGCTCTCGTAAAACGTACCGCTGGAGCGCGTTGGGTTCGACAGCAGGATGGTCACCGCCGAGTGGCCAGACATCGACCCTGCGGCAGCCTCAAAGACAGCCTCAGGCACACCTGACGCCTCATCTACCACCAGCATGACATGCTCAGAGTGAACACCCGCCAGCGCCTCTGGCGTCTCGGCACGCGAGGTGCGCGCTGAGATAAACGCCTCGGACGGCGCGGCGTTCAACTCAATGCGGTCAGACTTCACCGTCAGCATCGACTTCAGCGGCACAGGCAGCTCGTTGATCCAGCGCTTCAACTCGGCAAACAGTGCGTCAAACAACTGGCCGCTGGTGGGTGCGGTCACGACGACCTTGTTCGGGAAGCGCAGCAGCAGCCACCACAGCATCGCCCATGACGCCGCCGTGGACTTGCCCGTGCCGTGGCCAGATCGAATCGAGATCTTGCGCTCACCCGCCGCCAGCGCCTGCAGAAACTCGGCCTGATATGGCTGCGGCTCGACGCCGAGTATCTCACGCACAAACAGCACGGGATCCTTATAATACGCGAGGACAAATGCCTCCATCGGGTTTTCGTCGTGATTACTCATCGTCGTCACCCGTCACGTCGATGGCCACCGCGTCGACCGCACCAACGCGCACCTTGCGCAGCGCGTCCAAGTGCATGTCGCCAATGCTGATCGTGATTGCCTTGTCTTTCGGCGCAAAGCGATCTGGGTGGTTGATCGCGGCAAACCACTTGCGCGTATCAATGCGCTGTTTCGCCGCCGCCACGTCCTGTGACGTGAGGTCTGGCTTTTCCGCCAGCGCATCGGCGATCTTCAGGCTGTCCTCGGCCATCACCTCGGCACTCTCGCGGCGCGCCTCATCCAGCACCTTGCGGTACTCAGGGTCCGCATTGAGCTGTCGGCTGACGTAGGCGCGATCCATGCCGAGCTGAGTCGCCAGACCCGCAATCGATCCGCCATTGGCAACGTGAGCGTAGACAAACTCTGGCCCGCCCAGTTTGGCCAGTTGCACATGCAGCGCAAGTCTCAGTGGTCTTCCTGCCATCGGTGTTCCTCCGTCCAGCATATTTCAAAAATTTTTATACAGGGTTTGTGTGCGTTGGCATAGGGGTGGGGGGGGTCAGACGTATGACCAGCCGTTTTTGCCCGATGCGCAACGCAATGCCACCGCACGCGGCGTGACGCCGATGACATCCGCCGCCAGTGACGCGCTGCGGAAATCGCCGTGCGGTGTGGTTACTGGCTTTGAGCGCGGGTGCTTACTTCTGTCGCGGAGGTGACTTGCGTGGCTGTTAACATTGCAGCCCTTGGTGTGCATATCCTGAGCATTGTCGGAATAGCTGCCAGCGCGAAGGTGACGCGGGTTGCAGCACTGCGGATTATCGCAAAGGTGCATGATGACCTGAGCGTGGACGCTGTCAGGCTCAGCCATTGCGTAGCGCAGGCGGTGGGCCAGCGCCGTGTAGCCGTGCTTGGTGAAGTGGCCGTAGCCGCCAGCATTTTTGCTGTGCGTCCACGGATGGCAGGCATCATCGCCGCCGCTGGTGTCGATGTGCTGCAGGAACGCCTGCTCAAAGTCGCCGATGGCAATGATGTGGCGTACAGTTGTGCCTGTTGGCCAGCGCGGGATGTAAGATCTTTCCTTGGCGCGGCGTTGCTTCATGTAGCACGACTGGCACATTTGGCGCGCATAGGCTGGCTTGTCTGGATGGTTTTTGCATGTCTTTGTCATCGGTTTGCTCCCTGCTGGCATATATCACATATGCTGTATGCGAAGCGCTGACAATAGGGCGGAATTATTTTTTCGGTGTGTGTGGGGTGGTTGCACACGCGCGCCCCCAAGTCGCGGCGGGTGGGGGGGGTCTGGCATATCGACCCATATTTCGACCTTCCTATAAGCTATGCCTCTGGTAATACTCTTTATGTTGGCTATGCCCGAACATGACACATCAATGATATCAATGACTTAGCTAAACGCCAGCAATATTGAGCCGAATTAAACGCTGAGCCATGCGGTGTGAACATAGCTCAGCGTTGATCGACTGTGCAGAAATGTGTAGACTGACGCGCGCCTGTGCGGATGCGCACACGATGCTGCGTGTCGGTGTTTGGTTGCCTAATGCAACACCACGCCATCGCCAGAGGCATCACTCAGCACCGCCTTCAATGCCCGTGACATCGATAGGCACAGCTCCTGCAGGTCCGTGCCATCATCCAGCTCTGACTGCAGGATCTCTGACCACATGTCGACCAGCTCCTCGACCTCATTGGGATCGCACTGAGATTGGTCGACATCCATGATCATGATGATGCGCGTGATGTCAGACATCAGGCTGATCCCAGTCGTCCTCAGCATCCTGCTCGGCCAGCGCGCACTCATAGGCAATGCCAGCGTATGCCATGATGTCGACGTAGTGATCGCGCTTGTCTGGGCTGATGCGTGCGCGTGCCATCTTTGCGGCGATCATCACCATCACCACGTCATGCGCTGTCAGGTGATGTCCAGTGGCCGCCGAGGCGATGGCCGCGATGCGCTCATGGTTTGCCACTGGGTCGCCGTATGCGATCCGACGATCACCGCAGGTAATCTCCTCGGCCTCCTGCAGCAACTGCGCGCGGATTGGTGTCTCATACACACCCGCATCCAACAGCTCACGCATCGCCTCATCAATCGTCACGCTGCTTTTCCCCTGCCCGCCATTGCTCTCATCCGTCAAAATATAAACTCCCCATTGTCTGCCACGATCTGAGCATCATCTGCCGTCGATCTGATTGCCGTCACCTCGGATGCCGCACCGAAATGCTTGCGCGCCTCATCCACCACTTCACTTAGCAGGCTGCCACTGTACGCGGCAAGAGCCAGCACCAGCTCACGCTCGGTGATGATCCGCGCATCTGGCAGTCGCTCGGCAATTTGCTGCCATTTTCGGCCATCCCGCACGATTGCAAACTTGATGCCATCAGCCTCGACCTCCCAGACCTCCGTAGAGAGCGCCAGATGGCCCCTAGAGAGCGCCTCCGCATCCATGATGACCAACCCCCGCCTGCAACTGTCGACCCACTTAGAAACGTCTCCTACGCAGTGTGCGTCCATAGCCTCATTCAGCCGCGCCATCGCCAGTCCGTACTTCGCCGCCGTCTCGGTCGACACCAGCTCCTCCAGCCGACCGATGCCCCACTTCCAGTCCATCCGCTGCGTGTCATGCGCCAGCGCTCCCACCATCGTGTCGCACTGCTGCTCCTCGACGCTGACCTTCTGGTTAATGATCCTGTCCGACTTCATGTGCCTGACTGGCCGCTTCACCACCGTCTTCTTGCTGCTTGCCTTCGCCATCGTGTCACCCCCACTTTTCCGCAGTTCATTTCTCAACTTATTCCCGCGAAACATCACCGCAGTTATTTCCGCAGTTATCCCCCCCTAAAGGGGGGTAATATAACTGCGGAAAAAATGCACCTGATGTCTTGTACGTTTTTCCGCAGTTACCGCAGTCTTCCGCAGTTCAAAAAAGCAACTGCGGTTCCCCTGCTGTGGCCACTAAACTGACCCATTTCCGACGAAGCTGGCGATGATTTCGGCCACGTATTCGTCACGTCCGACCCCCGCTGGCGTCATCCTGTCGAGGCGCTTGCAGGTGTCCTCGGACAGGTAAAGCGCGATGCCGCTGAGTGTCGGAATGCACAGCACGGCGCAGGCAACACTTGCCCTCATGTCGTACTCGGCGCAGATCTCGGCGACCGTTGCGCCCTGCGTCCACATACTGCAAATCTCGGCCCGCGTTGCGCCGCGCGGCGTGCCATCCGCGTTGATTGTCGGCCTGCTCTTGATGCCCTCTGCGCGGCAGATTGCCGATATGGTTGAATTGCAGACGCCTAGGATCTTCGCCGCGTCTCTGTTGGTATTCTCAGTGATCACGCGCCGCATTTCGTCGGTGATTTGTCGTCTTGGGTACGCCATTATTCAATCTCTCCTGATTCGATGGTTGTCTCTATGCAGCGGATCATTTTGATATTCAGTCCGTCCGCTTCCAATTGCTCACGCATGGGATCGATGTTTTCGCCGCACAGGTATGGGTTGCTGAACGGCATGAACGTCTCGTATCCTTGGAATTGGCCCTCGCCAAAAGTGATGACCATAATGGTCCAGATAGTAATCATTCTGTTTTCTCCAGTTCGGTGACAAAGTCTCTGGCATCGTGCAGAGCGTCATTCTGTGCCATCCATTTCTTTTTCTTCTTCAGTAATACCTGTCTCTTGTGGTTATTCACATTCATGGCGTACTTAATCTTCCCGATTTGATCCACGTCTCCCGCCCACTTCGCGTCTTCCTTCTTGGCGTTAAGAAGGTCTGATAGGTCGTTGACCGCGATTATCTCGCGGTCAATGTCTCGGATGTCGTCGCCTACGTGGGCCAGTCTCTCTTTCGCTATTTCACGCATTCTTCGATTGCTGCTCACCGTCAGATATCCTCCAGATGTGGCGTTGACACACCATCGCAGGTGTCAATGCGTAGGACTCCGATGCGTGTATTGAAGCTAGCAGCCTCGTCCGCCATTTTGCGTGCTGGGTATGGGGTAGGCGTTGGCCCCTGCTGATAAACATTGAACCACTGCGACGTCACCACAGGCGCGGGCTTGCCACGGTAGACGGTTGTTTGGAACCAAGCGGGGTCAGAAATCTTTTCCCAGCCAACGCTGCTAAAATATTCCCACCCGTGAGGCCACGCCTTCATTGCCCGCTTCTCCAACTCGGTCAGCAAATAAAACGGGACACGATTTGTTGTCGGATCAAATGTCATCACGGTTCTCCATCATATCCACGATCATAAACACTGGCCACGCCAGCACCCACAGCACCGCCAGCCAGCGACTGCCAGCCATGTCAGCAAGTTCCTCAAAGCCATCCAGCAGCCAAAACACTGGGATGACGTACAGGATGCCGACAATCGGCATCCAGATGTTTGGATTAGTCATTTTGCACCCCCTCCAAAACCTTCAGCGCTTTCCAGACCTCCAGAATCTGATTTTCCCACGCATTGCGACAATGGGCGCAAGCCTCACAGTTTGGCGAGCATGATGCTTCACCCCACGGCGGCCCATCATCTGGAAACAGTTTCTCCGCCACCTTGCGTGCGTGATCGTGCGTAAACTTAATCATGCTTATTTTCCCTAATGCTTTACGATGTCAGCGGCGTCATCCTGAGCCTCAAGCATGTTGTTAAGATACTCACTGGCCGCATCGCCCACCAATCCCATCATGCCGACGACAGCGTACGCCTCCCTGCCATCATTCGCGGTATCAACTGTCAGCGCCACCAGAGTCGCCACCATTGACACGATCACATCCGCTGGCGACATATCATTATCACCCGCAAACTTTCTGATCGTGCGGTTCAATTCTTTCGCCAGCTCTTTCATTGTTTCCTGCTCTTTCATCACTTCACTCCATCTTTGCTGAGACAGGCATGTCAGCCTGATTTTGATACTTGCCGTCATAGTAGGCGTTGGCGGATGTCTGGTGAAAGATCACCTGAGCGATGCCCGCGCCCGCTGGGATGTGCAGCCCCTCGCACCCGTGATAGACCAGTTCCAAGGTTAGGAAGCCGCGCCACATTGGCTCGATCACAGTGTTGAATACTGACAGCCCCTGCCGCGCCCATGTGGACTTGTCATGCACAATGCCCACCAGATTTGGCGGCATCTGAAACTCCTCAATGGCGCTGGCGAGGGTGAAAGTTCCCTGTTTCCATTCACCATCAACCCAGACCGATCCATAATTATTAAACCGCACTTCTTGTTTGATGCGGATGTCGTATCCAGCCTCGGACAGGCCGAAAGACACGCCATGTTGGCGCATCTTGTCGTTAATCATGCCCTTGATTGGTGCAGCCTCAATCAAGTGCCTGCCGTTGATAATCATTCTTTCATGCTCCCAACTTGTTTACAGTAGGGCCACATCTAATACCACAGCGTGGCCCTGTCAACAGCCTACAGGCCAGCCTCATCGCCATTTATCCAGACGCCCACCACGATGGCCGCGACATCCCGTCCATTGCGCGTGTCTGGCATCATCTCCCTGCGCAGCACGTCCGTGTCCAGCCACTTGCGCACAATTGACTTGATGCGCGCCTTCTCCTCTGGCTTTTCGATATCCAGCCGCAGCGCCTCGGCCACCGCGTGTCCGACCCAATTCTTCGCGCGCACATCTTCGCGCATCGGATCTGGCGCATTGCCGACAATCTTCTGCACGGCCATCGCATCGCGCGCCGTGACGCCATCAAATGCGTCTGGTACAACAAATGGTACAGCCACGCCGACATACTCGCCGTTGTCGATTTTGACGCTCTCCATCTTATAGTAAGTCGATTTTGTCGACGGCGGCGCGAGGTTTGCCTTGCCGTCATCGATGCGGAATATGCCGATTGCGTCAGCCTCTTTCACGCCCATGCGCATCAGATCCTCGACGCTGACACGGTTAATGACGCGCGCCGCACGCACGGCCCCGATCAGGCTGCCCGCGCCGCGCACGCTGTCGATGTTGGCATCCTCGCCGCCAGTCTTGCGGATGTGGTGAACCAGACAGACGCCGCTGTTGGTGACATCGGCGATCCGCCTGATTTGCGCCACCGCCTTGTTCATCTGGCCGTTGTCATTCTCGTTGATGTCGTTTGCGCCGACCCACGGATCGATAAAGGTCAGGCCGATGTCATGCTCAATAATCTTGGCCTGCATGTGCTGGATCAGCGCCTCGTTGATCACGATCTCGCCCCGCACCAGCGCCGTAAACTTCATGTTGAAGTCTCGGCCAGCGTCAAGGAACAGCCAGCCCTCGACCTCCTCGCGCTTGATGTCATAATACTTCATCGCGGCCAGAATACGGCGCTGCATTTCGTCAATTGGGTCTTCAAGGTTCACGAGGTACACACGTGTGCGCTGATGCACAGCCTCGCCCAAAAGCGGCCTTCCTGTGCAAATACACAGAGCCTCGACGATCTGCAGCGATGTCTTGCCGTTGCCGCCCGCCGATGCCAGCGCGCTGCAGAACGAGCGCAGGTAGTGCTTGCCGTAAATCCACTCGCGCGGCTTCAGATTGGCCCCATCGAACATGGTGTACGGTGTCGGGAACGTATGGCCAGCGGCGGCGTCTGGAATGCCTGCATGGGCCTCCTCCTGCTCTGGCATGTCAGCAGTCTCCTGCGTGACAGTGGCGCTGGTCATGGTGAAGTCATCTAGGCCCGCCGTCTCTGGGATCGCGCTGGCATAGCTCTCTGGCGTGCTAAATGGATCTGGCGTGCGCGGGTCGATCTCCTCACCGTAGGCACGCACGGCAGCCTTAAAGTCGCCCTTGTGGTCGTAATGCACGAACAGGTCAAACGCATCGCCCCAAGCGTAGGCCATGTCGCCGATGGACTTGGCCGAGCCAACACCCGCCGCCGCATCGCTGCCAGACAGGCTGACCCAGTGCGTGCCGTAATCTTTCGTGGCGTAGGATCCGCTGGACTGGTAACGGCTCCTGTACTGCGCGCTGCTGCCCGCACGCTCGTAACCATAGATCGCCAGCAAGTCGCCGATGCTGTGGCTGGCGTTGAACACGTCGACGGGGTTGCGCTTGTCGCTGCCCTTGGCGCGCTTCTCACGCTCGGCCATCCGCGCCGCGCGATCCTCTTTAGCCTGCCGCTCGGTCTCAGCCTCCCACTGCAGGATGGCGTCCACCCGATCCTGCAGCACTGACTTGGTGCAGTCCAAGTAGCCCTCGCCAGCGTCACGCGCAAACTCGTAAAACAGCGGCTGGCCGTCTTCGCCCCTGCGCTCTGGCGGCACGTTGGGCAGGAACACTGGCTGCCCAGCTCTCGCCAGCGCGCCGTCAGCGGTGACGCCAAACATCGCCAGCGCCTCAAACAATGCCAACTGCATCCGCACATAGAGCTGGCCGCTGATCGCCTGCGCCAGCGGTATCAGCACGCGCCACTTGCGCGCCTCGGCGGTGGATGACGCGCTGGAATAAATCAGCATGGCGCACTTGCCGCAAATCTGCTGCACGACCTCGGCGACATCGGCCAGCGCGTGATTGCCGCTGTCGATGTCCACACACAGCATCCAGAAGCTGCCACGCTCACGCTGCGCCTGATGCTCTCGGCCATCGTGCTGGCGGTAGTCTGACGCGATGATGAATGACGCGGCGCGCTTGTCGACGGCCTGCGGCTTCATCACCAACTGGGATATCTCGCGCAGGCTGATGCCGCCGTATGTTGCATTCAGGTCATGCTTTTTTGTGTCCGATGCTCCATGCGCAACCAGCACCAGAGCCTTGTTAATCGCTGTATTTTTCGATAAAGTCATTTCGTGCGATACCCCGCCTGTGTTGCACATTTAGACCCCGCTGGTACTCCCCCAGCGGGGTCTTTCTTTTTTATGGGCCAGTCATCACTTGGTCAATGACGCTGGCCACCGCTTTTAGCTTAGAACGGGATTTCGTCGTCCAGATCGTTGCGTCTTGCGGGCGCTGGAGCGGGCGCAGCAGATCCCGCATCGGCAAACGGGTCAGCAGCCGCCGACTTCTCCATTGGCTTTTCCTCGAAGTCATCCAGACCATTGCCGCCGTAGACAGCCTTGGTGACCTGCACCGCATCAAAGAACAGGCTGATGCCGTGATTGCCATCTGGATCGACGGTGGGCGCAGCATAGAATCGCACCGTGCCAATCGATCCGCCCCAGATGTTTGGATCCGCCAGCGGCTGCTTATCGCCGCCGATGACTGTGGGCGGCGTGTTGACCGTGCCATCGCCCTTTGTGCCGTTGCGCTTGGCGCGAAATTCAACGCGGCCATCGTCGCGCTTCTTCATGCCGAATACAGTCTTGAAGTCGCCAATCTTGGCGTTGACTGCCTTGCGCTCGGCGAAGTGCGCCTTGAGCTTGGCGTGCAGCTTTGACGCATCGTCCAGCGACATCACCCAGTTGACCGTGTAGGCCGCGCCGTTGGCGGTGGGCTGGCACTGCTCGGACTTCTTCTGAGCAGTGTTGTAGCGGTAAGTCGCGCCGAGGCGTGGATACAGTAGCTCCACGTCAGGCACGACCACCTTCAAAAAGTCTTCATTCGCCATTTCAGTCTCCTGTGTTGCTGAAGTCGTCGGTGGTGTCGGCCAGCCATTGCGGGAGCTGGACGACATTGAGGTCAGGCCAATCGGTCGGAAACTCTCCCGCCGCCTCGGCCTGCGCAATTCTGTGGAGCGTGTGCGTCACGCGCTCATCGGCGTACCGCAGGTAATCGCCAGCCAAGACGTGGAGACACACAGCATACGGCGGTTTTTTCTCGACAGCCACGAACATAAACTCTGCCGCATCCTCGCCCGCCAGACGCAGCGCGCGCAGGTAAAACGCGGCCTGCATGTCGTAACCATATTTGCGGATCTCGCGCTGGAATCCGTTAGGGCTGGCGTCCAGTGTGGTCTTGATGTCGATCACCAAGCCTCGGTCGCGCACGAATGCATCTGGCCGCGTCTTGATCTTCAGGCCCGTGTCTGGGTCATCGGCGAAAAACGATGCCTCAATCACGGTCGACTTGTTCTGCAGCATCAGTTTGGTGTTTTCATTCGCCAGCACTGATGCCGCCATTGCCTGCGCCTGCTCAAAGTCGCCGCTGGTCAGCAGCAACTGGCCGTTCATCGTGGCGGCGCGATATTTTGCCTTCCAGTCAGCGCTGCGGCGGTCATCTGGACCGCAGACAACGTGATCCAGATGCGGCTCCAGCACCAGCGAATGCACCGCCGTGCCGAGATCGAATGCGGTCTTGCTCTCGCGCACTTCGCCCTTCCAGTGCGCCAGCGTGCTGTTGGCCACCGTCTTCACTGCCGACGACGAAATGCCCTCGGCGGCGTGGTACTGCTCATTGAGCATCCCCATAATCATCATGTGCGTAATTCCCTGCTCATCGCCATAACCTCCCGCGTAATATAGTAAAACGTGTCCATGCTCATCTCGATCAGGTGGCCCTGCTCAATGGTCGGATCCAGCATCGATGCCTGCATCACCACACGGATTGGCAGGCGATCATATTTGTAAATCACCACTGGCTGCATGTGTGTCGCCGCCGCCGCCTTGCGCGCCTGCTCCCACCACGCTGGCTTGCAGCCAGTGCCGCTGGCGTAACGCTTGCACTCAATGACCCACGGCCAGTCGCGGTCATCGGCAATTAGGTCGCCGTGATCGCCCGCGCGGTACTGCTCCAGATCGCGCTTCAGCTTGACGCCAAGGTGCAGAAACACCTCGGTGGCGATCTCGCGCTCGAATGCTGCTCCCTTGTTGCGGCCATTGGCCTTGCGCTGCGGTGCGTCAGCCATTGATCTCACCAACATCAACGCCGCGATCCCGCAGGTAATTCACCGCATCCTGCATCGCCAGCCAGCGGATCATGGTCGACCTCGGAATAGACCGCATCACCGCCGCCCGCTCAATGACCTCGAATTGATCTGCGCTCACGCGCACCTTGATGATCTTGTCTTTCATGTTGCTCTCCTATGCCCCGTGGTCACATTTAGACCACAGGGCGGCTGCGCGCAAGTGAGTCAGCGCACCTTGACGGTGGTGCGCTGATGAAGGCACTGGATATTGTATCCGCCTGCCAAGATTGTCTTGATGGTGACGTGGTGGCCATCGACATCAAACTGGCCCTCGCACCCATCACTGGTGTGGATCAACTCAAACGGCGCGATCTCGGTGACGCCGACCTTAGCCAGCGCCGCGATGATCTTTGCGTCACGGTTCTTGATGATCGCGTCAACATTCTTGGTGACGTTTTTGGCGATGCCGCCACTGGTCAGCAAATTGAACCACGTCTTGCCCCCAGCAGCGGCGAACACTGCATCGTAATACGCCCACTCGCCCATCTTGCGGCGCTGTGGCTGCATCTTCTCAATCAGCGCTGTCACTGCGGCGTGGCGCTTGTACGCCCACTCCAACTGGCGCGCCAGCATCTGTGCGTTCAGGTCAGCGAAGGCGGCGTCGAGGATTGCTTGGATAGTCATGTCAGTCTCCTTGGTTGGTGGGGGCCGCAGCCCCCGTTGATCATTCGTATGAAGCAACAGCGGCTTTGTACCATGCCAGCTTGTTTTTTTCGCTGAAGAGCTTTTCGACAAACCACATGTCGTCGGCGTTGAACATTGCACTGTCTTTTTTATCGCCTGCTGGGATCGCATCCCATGCAGCCTTGGCCTTGGCTTCTTCCGCCCAGTAAGCATCTGCTGCGGATTTCCATACGTCAAATCCGCAATTGCCATTTGCTTCTGCGGCAGCAAAGTCGGTGTAAACCTTGGTGTCAAATTCGTAACTTGCCATTTTCAGTTTCCTTGGTTGATTGCTTCTGCATCCTATATAGGGCCACAGCGTGGACACTGCAAGAGGCAATCGTGTTAAAAATTATTTGGATTATTTACATGATGGGGGCTTGCAGTGTCCATCGTGTGGCCCTATATCTATTGAAGACGAAGCAAGCAACCAACGGAGACGACGATGACCCTTTCATTCGCAGCAATCACTTCCGAAACCATCTTGGCGGACATTGCGACCATTGACGAGGCAAAGACTGTTGCGCGTGACATGCGCAAAACCGCAATGATTGTTGCCAGCGCACACGGCGAGGCATCCGAGATATCGCGCTCGGTGTCTGCGCGCTACTTTGATTTTGTAGACGCGATGGCTGAGAAATTTTCGGCATAATCAACGGGGGCTGCGGCCCCCACCAACCAAGGAAAAACCAAATGACTCACACACTCACTCTAACTCGCGGCACGATCCTTGCAGGCACTGCCCACTTTACCGCCAACCCTGATGGCACTGTTGATGTCTGGGAAATGTCCTCCAACACAGATGGCGGCATGGGCGGAAAGTTTACTGCTGAAAATGCCCGCAAACATTATCGCAATCTTGTTCAGGTCGGCTGGAGAAAGTCAGCCTGATTTAAACGGGGGCTGCGGCCCCCACCAACCAAGGAGACTGACATGTACGACATCGAAACACTGAAACGCACCATCGCCAGCGCCGAGCGCGATACTGACAGCATGTTGCAGCGCTATGGCAGCGGCGTGCGCCCATCTTGGGTCAGCGCTGACATTGCGATCAACAATACGATCATTGCGAGATACACCAAGATGCTGGCCGAGGCTGAAGCAAACCAAGGAGAAACAAAATGACCAAATTTAGCCGCATCGCCACCGTCCAGTTTGCCGTGGCTGGCACTGATCAAACCGTCACCGTATCGGATCTGCCGTATGTGTGGGATGATGCCGCTGGACCGATTGAGCAGCAGGCAGTCTTTGACGCCTGCAACCACCTGCGCAGCATCGGCGTGCAGCGCGGCCTGAGCGTCATCTGCGTGGAGACGCGGCCAGCGATCAGCCTGTCGCCGAGACTGACAGATTGCCCTGAGTGCGGCGGCGTTGGCATTCGCGCATTTGAGCATGAGTGTGACGGCATCATCGAAGAATATGAAACAAAATGCGGCAACTGCGGTGGCGCAGGCAAAATCACAAAAACGGAGGCTGACAATGCGTAAGATAATTTTTTGGGCGATTGGCGACTGGCAGGATTGCGTCATCGCTGCCATCTGGGTGACGGCCACGGTGGTGTTTTGCGTATACGTGAGCGCGCCATGAGTGATTTGTATCCACGCGATGCTGATGGCATTTTGCACATTGTGGCACTGTCAGGTGGCCACGACAGCACGGCACTGGCGCTTCTTCTAAAAGAAAAGCACCCTGAGATCCCGTTTGTTTACGTTTGCACGCCAACTGGAGATGAGCTGCCAGAGATGTTTGCTCATTGGAACAAACTGAGTGTAATGCTTGGCCGAAAAATTATTCCAGTGATGGCAGGCACGTTGCAGGATGTCATCCGAAAGCAAAAAATGCTGCCAAATTTTCGAGCCAGATTCTGCACGCGCATTCTCAAGATTGAGCCATACCGCAAGGTTTTGATTGCGCAAGCGGCGCTGGGGCCAGTGGTGTCTTACGTTGGCCTCAGAGCTGACGAACAGGGCCGCGCAGGCGGCGCATATGCCGACATTGATGGCGTATCAATGCAATTTCCTCTGCGTGACTGGGGATATGGCGAGGATGAGGTGCAGGAGACGCTGCGCAATTTTAATGTTGTATGCCCAGACAGAACTGATTGCGGAATGTGTTATCACCAGCGAATTGGTGAGTGGTACGAGTTTTGGCGTGACCACCGTGACGCGGCCAATGATGCTGTTGCGCTTGAAGCTGAAATTGGCGGAACATTTAGGACGCGCGGCAGGGATAGCTGGCCCACGGCACTGGCGGATCTGTTCGCGCAGTTTGAGGCTGGAAATGTGCCGACAGTAAGTTTGGCACGCATGACGCGGGAGCGTATGACAACAGGGGGATGCCGAGTATGCTCAATGTGAAGCAGCCATTTGAGACGCTGGATGAAGTCACGCTGCTGGATGCGTGGTCGACCGAAATCAAGATGTCGGCGCGGCGTCACAGCCACGACGACGATGACGATGAGGATGCGTATGGCAAACTCAATGGCATCAAGTGCGTCAGCGATGTCGCGCTCAGCAACGTCATCGACGACACCATGCGCAACATCATGGCCGCGTTCTGGCACAAGGGGCGCAAAGAATATACTGAGTGGACCGCCGACGAAATATCCAGCAGGGCGAGAATGGACAGGCACAAACTTGCGCCGATCCTCGCACGCATGGCCGCGCTGGGCGCGATTAAATTCAAGCTCAATCGCGGCAACAGGTTTTCAACTGAGCGCGCCATTGAGGTCGTGCGCCTGACTGAAATCGCCGCCAATGTTGCCACGGCAGACCGAGATGCGCGCAGTATGCGTGGCGGCGCAATGACGCCGCTGCAGCTCAGATCGATCAGGCAGGCAATGGGCATCCAATGCAAGCACATGGCCGAGCGCCTGCAGATCGACGGCGTTGAGCTGACAAAAATGGAAAACGGCAAGAAACCAATCACGCAGGCGATGGCCGACACCATCCTGCGTGAGCAAAAGCGGCACTTTGCCCGCATGTATTCAAGATAGGACAAAACATGAAAATCACAGCAATGCGTGAAGAACTGATCTTTATCACCAGCATCATCAAAAGCGGATGCGCATTTGGGAAATGCCAATCTGACGGCTCTGGCGTGTTTATCCCGCCAGCGGTGTTCAAAAAATATAGTCAGGGCAGCGACATTGGCGACTGCATGGTGGCGCGAATGATCAACAACGCCAATGACGTGCGCGGAGAGCTGCCGTTTTTGGCGGTATCCATGAGCCTGCCAATCGGTGTTTTTGATGACGATATGGGCAAATCGGATGAAGACATTGACGCCAGTGATGTCGCCAACTTTTTGTTGGATGATGGTTACGATGATCGCTGGTTTTCGGTCGAGGACATGCTGGTCGAACTGTCACTGCCATTGACGGCAAAAAACATTAAAGCCGTCAGAGCAAAACTTGATGAGCTTTGCGATCAGGGCGTCTGCCAGCATGTGGCGTGTCGACTCGGCAGCTCGGTCAGGGATTGGTACACCGCCGAGCCATTCCGCCCAGAGTAATGGAAAGGCAGGCCAGCATCGCGTCTGGCCTGCCTTATTTGCAAGTAGACTGGATCACCTCATTCTGCGCAACGACCTGTCGCAGGGTCATGGTATCGTTTGCAGCCAGCCAGTCAACTGTCTTGCTGGTATCAAAGTAAATTGGTCTGACAACGCTGCACAGCGGATCA